TAATAATTCTATATCAGTATTTACTTCCGTTTCTTTTATGTCCTTAATTAAGTCTGTGACCATTTTAAGGCCTTGTAATGCGCTCGGTGAGTTATCTATCACCTCAATATAATAATCGCTCATAGCAAGGCTATTGCGTGTAAATAACCCTAGAAATGGAGAATTATCTATTATAACAAAATCAAATTTCTCTCCGTACTTTTCCCATTTTTCTTTTAGAATAATATCCCTTGTATTTTTATTTCTTAATTGATATTCAAGTGAAGCAGATTCTATTGTGTTAGGTATAACAAAAAGGTTATTCCTCACGTTAATTATACAGTCCTCAAAGTTCACCTTATTATTAGAGTATAAGTCATATAAAGTATAATCACTCTTTACGTTTAAAATTTGTGTTAAACTGCTTTGGCTATCGTTGTCTATTAAAAGTACTCTACCATACTTTTCAATCTCTCCTGCAAGGTTTAAAGCAGTTATTGTCTTGCCCACTCCACCTTTAATGTTTACTATACTGATAACTGGCATATTATACACCCCCTTCATACTAGTATATGATACATGTATGTAGTTGACAACAAAAAATAAAAAAAGACTAGAGAAATTAATCCCTAGTCTATAAGTTCCTTGTATAGTCTGCATTAGCAAACATATTATATTCTTCTATTCTTCTATTCAATAATCCTTGGATAGTTCTTCCTCCTGCCTTACTCCATGTTGTAAAGTTAGCTTTTAGGGAACTATCTCTTACACCATTTAATACTCTGGCATATAATGTAGAACCAAACAATGCTCCTATACCGCAGTTATAAGCAAAAGATACTAAGGCATCAAATTGATTTTGATTTAATGTAACACCATGTTTATCTAAGTTTGCCTTTACTTGTTTAGCTTTTTCGTTGATTTCTTCTTTTAATGCTTGTGTAGCTTGTGCTTCTGTTACTGTAGCATAAGACATAATCCAGCCACTTATACTGCCATACCCTATTGTATCAATTCCTGCACTATCTCTGTAGTGAGTACTTCTAAATCCTTCAAAGGCTTTTACAAAGTTTACTAATTCATCAGATACTAAATAATTTTGTACCCAGGCTCCATCTGCTCCAAAGGTATAAGGTTTACCATCTATTATGCTTGTACAATTAGAATACATTGCTCCATTCGGTCCGAGGTAATACCATTTATTTTTATCTTTAATCCATCCAATAGCCATATCACCATTAGGATTTAAGTAATACCACTTGTTATCTACTTTAATCCATCCTGTGGCCATAGTACCATTTGAATTAAGATAGTACCACTTGCCTTTTACATTCTGCCAACCTTTTAATAAGTTTTTGTTATCATCTTCCAAACACCATTTCCATACTGACATTGTAAAACCCCCTTATTGTGGTACAACTACATTTGTATCTGTTGGTGTAGGAATAACTGTTTTGCTTACTGAATTACCCTCTTGGAGTTTTAAATCAGCTAAATTATTTTCAATCCTATTTGCTACATAACTATTAATATCACCTAAATTTTTATTAAATACATCTGTTGCTTGTGTTCCTAACTGCTTTAATACATTTTCTTTTACTACAGTAGATATATTATTTAATTCTGTTTTATCTACTTTGCCATCTTTAATAGATTTTAATATTGTAGGTTTCAATGTGTTTTCAGCAGAAACTATATTGGTATTTATTAATTTATCAATATCAGTTAAAGCATTAGTTACTAAAGTTCTTGTGCCATCATCTTTTATCAATTTTGCTTTTGCTTGTGCTAATTGGATTGCTTTATTAAAGTAAATTGTCGCATAAACACATGCTAAACTAATAAGTCCTCCTAAAATTATTTGTTCAAGGTTATTTAATTGTGAATTTAACATTATACATCTCTCCTTTTATTTTTTAGTTAAAAATGAAAATAAAAAAGTGACTATTGAGCCACCTAACATTATCGCAATAGCAGCAAGTATCTTATTTGTTATGTCTAGTTTTGTAGCAGTAATTACGTCATTCTTTTCAAGAGTACGTATTCTAACTTCGTGATCGTCCGTAACAGTTTTCCAATCTTCCATGGAATTTACCTCCTATTGACTTTAATAAAAAAAGAAGGCAATATATAATTGTCTCCTTTATGGGGGTGTAGAGGGTGCTTGCTTTACTGTAGCCCCTCTACTTTTATTTTATTCAATAACCTTTAAGTTATCTAGGTAATGTATTTTGTCAATTAATTTTTCACGCCTCCCTTTTATTACTTCTATTGCCTCGTTAGATGTTTCATCATGTATCATGTCCTCTAGAACCTCCACACAATAATCTAAGTTTTCTACCGAGTTGGTTAAATTTGAGTACTGGCTTGCTAATTCTTTTCCTAACATAATACCCCTCCTATAAAATTTTTAACTGCTGTAATTTATTTTCTAATATTACCTCTACATTATCAAATTCAGTATATGGAATTCTTAGTAAAGGTATATTATTTTTTTTGCAATAATTTGTCTTGATTTTATCTGTCTTTTTAGTTCGTTCAAAACTTTCGCCTGGGAATGTTTTTTTAAAATGTTGTATCCCATCATATTCAATCAAAACCTTTATACTTTCATTTTTGATAATAGCGAAATCAAAAGGTAACGTATATTTGTATTTACAATCTTTAAATCTATATTCTCTTTTGAAATTTATATTTTTTGATTTTAAATATTCAACAATTTCCTTTTCTCCCCTGCTACTTGAACAATAAGGGCATCTATTACCTCTATAAAAATCACTTAATCTCACTTTGTAATTGTTATTACATTTATTATGATGTAAGGTTATTTTTTCGTTTACTCTTTCTACTTCACCTAATAATTCATATTCATTTCCAACTAAACTGTATATTTTTTCTTTAATTTCATCTATCGTGGGTGTAGCAACCTTTTGACATTTAGGGCATCTTGTCCCATCTAAAAAATGTCCTGGCGTTGTTTCCCACTCATAGTTACATATATTATGATGCATTAATATGGGAGTATTGGCATTTACATATTCTCCTATAACGGTGTATTCTCCTTTAGTGACTTCTTTTACCCTTTGCTTATATTTATTTAATGTCATTCTATGTTTTTGGCCAACTTTTTTAGGGGAACAATATGGGCACCCCTTACCAGTAAGCATTGCTTGGGCTCTTTGAGTATATTCATGTCCACAAGTATTATGCCTTACTTGGACTTTGTTATTGCCAGTAGTATATTGACTTAAAATACTGTATTCATTACCATAAATTTTAAATATTTCTTTAATATATTCATTGTGAGTTTTACGTTGTTTTAAACCAACATTTTCTATTGAACAAGTTTTGCATCCAGTACCTTCTAAGATTGACGAAGGCCTAACATAATATTCTCTCCCACATTTGTTATGTTTTACTTTGATTTTAGTATTTGCGTTTTTGTAATTAGTTAATATTGTGTATTCGTCACCGAATATCAATTTTATTTCTTTTACAAATTCTTCATGTGTCTTAGATTTATTTTTAATAGTCTTTTCTTTATTGCATATAGTACAATGTTTTCTAGTTAAAAAATTATATGGTTTGATATTGAATTCTCCACCGCAACTTAAATGTTTAATTCTTACATCTGTTTTAGAATTTATATATTCGCCTATTAATTCAAAGTCATCTCCGCATTTTAGTTTAATTTTATTTTTAAAATCTTTTGTGCTTTGCATGTTTCTCACCTCTTATTTACAATTATACTACTTGAGTATTTGCTTGTAAATACTTTTACAAAAATATCCTATGAAAAATTCAAAATAAGTATTGACTTATATTTACAAGTAATTATAATTATAACTAAAAGGTATAAAATTCGTTTAAAGGGAGATATAAAAATGAGATATAAAAAAGTGTATTCAACTGTATTAGACCCAGAAATTCATAAAAAATTAATTGATTTATCAGACAAAACTCTTATACCACAAGCACGATTAGTTGAAAAAGCATTAAAATTATTATTTGAAGAATATGAGAAAAGCTCTAGGGATTAACCTAAAGCTTTCTTCATTTCTTTTATTTTTTTACTTGTAGTAATATATGCCCCTAAAACTAGCAATCCAAAGACTATTGAAATAATCCATTGATGACAAAGAAGTAAATAAATTAATATGACCAGCATAACTATAAATAATTCATAAATTATTGAGTCATATAGTTTTATTATTTCCCTTTCCATATAACCACCTTCTAGGATTATTTTAACATCTTATTGTAATTATTTGCAATATCTATAATTTGTTGCCTTAAAATTTTAATTGTTTCAGGGTCATTAGTCTTAGCAATACGCTTGTTAATGTCTGATATTTGCTGAGAAGCTTTGGTAAATTTACTTTTCATAACTTCATCAGATGTAAGGGTTTTTGAAGGAATATTATTAATAATGTTATTATCTGTTGCTTTCCTTTGTACCTTATTATAATTATCATAGAAGTCTGTTAATGCTTGGTTACTATAATTTGGGTCTGATACAAATTGAGTTGTTACAGGTTTACTGATAACATCAAGTAAGTTATTATCTCCAGTGTAATTAGATTTTGTTGCAGCTGGTAATCCCATCTGCCCTAATACTCCTGTGTAAGACCTAATAACATAGTCTACTTGTTTTGGTGATAATCCTGTTAATTCTCCTATTTTCTTACCTATTTCACTTGTTTTTTCATCATATTGTAAATAAGGTGAACGATTATCTTGTATCATGCTTTGTGGAACTATTGTACGGCCAGCAAAATCTTTATTAGATGGTATATTATATGCTAAAGGAGAAATTAAATTGTTTTCTATTGGATTAGAAGGTGCAAAGTTAGTTGCTACAGTATTGCCGAATCCTTTAAATGCATTCTGTTCTCCATTCTTTGCTCTTAAAACTCTTTCTGCTAGTGAACCAAACAATACACCTAACTCTCTTGATTTTGGTATCTTAATAAAAGTATCACCATTAGGTATAAGAAAATAATTATCTTTTGTGCGGTTATCAAGGTTTTTATAATTTTCGTTATCTTTATTCATATAATCAAATGCTAAAGTAGGTACTGTAATTCCTGCAATACCTTTTGCTATTGTACCAACGGGGTTATTCTTTAACTGTCTTACTTCTTTATCTATGCCTTGTAATCCTGCATTAAGATATGGCACAAAACTATCTGCATGTTTTGCTATATCTCCACCCCTTGAAAAGTTAGTTGTTATTTCATTAGCTGCAAACATAGCTTTATCAACATCACCTGTTTTCTGTAATACGTTTTTAAATTCTGCTAGTCTTGGAGCAGATTCAGTTATGTTATTAAATTTCTCTATCCCGTTAGGAATTGCACTTAATGCTCTTTTGAATGGCCCTAAATTATTAGTTAATTCTTTTACAGATTTAGCAGGATTATTGCTATCGAAAAAGTTACTTCCTCCACCACCTAAAGCTTTATATTTTTGGAAATCTTCTGAGTTAGTAATAACATCTTTACCAGCACTTAATAAGTTTTTAGTAAACTTTAAAGGATTTCCTTCACTACCATTAACATAGGCGGTTGGGATATCTCTTGCTATATTTCTTACAGCAAAAACGGGATTTTTCTGTGTAATTAATGATTTATAAACATTTGTAAATTTCTTCGCTCCTGCTTCAAGCCCTCCAACATCAGTTTTATTTAAGTTTTCCATAGCTTTTAACAAGCCTAAATCATTAATCTGTACATAAGTTGGCTGACCATTTTCTAATACTCTAACAACATTTTTAACATTCCCTTTTGGTTCTCCAACTATTTCAGCATATTTTTTCATTCCCCCTGGATTATTTCTAATTGTATCAGCTAATGATTGCCCAACTTCATTATTTTTAGCAGTTTTAACAACTCTATTGACTAAATTTGCTATGTTTTCTCTAGGGTCTATTATATCCCTTGTAGATCCTGTCGCTCTCTTTAAAGGTGTAGTATTATTAACAAAGCCCTTACTTCCTCCGTAACCTTGGCCAGTTTGTTCAAGCGTACTGAAATCTCTATTGGTAGGAATATAATTAGGGTATGTTTTTAAATTTGCTTCATATAATCCTTTATCTAAAGTTCCAGCATTTACTCCCCATTCATTCATAAATTTATTAATCCAGGTGTTAATGTTTTTAGATTGCCCTACCCATTCTGGATGTTGTGCTTCAATCTTTTTAACTATTTCTGCTGACTGTATGCTTGTATGGTTAGGGAACACTGGTTTTCCTTCTTTAGCTCTAGCAATATTATGTTTTTCAAGTGCATACTGCATAAAATCATTTTCTTGGTTTTTAGGAATATTCTTTAATGTTTCTTTTAAAGATTTTCCTATAACATTACCTTGCCTATCAACTAAATTGTCAGTCATTATATAATCAGCTATGTTCTTAGTATTAGCTGAATTAGTTGCTAAAGTATAAGTTTTATCATTGGCTGTTTTACTAAAGTCAGCAATAGGCTTGTTTCTATCAATTAATGATGTATAAAGGTTATTAAACTTTTGTCCTAAGGTTGTTTTATCTTTACCACTTGAAACTATTTTTGGGTTATCTGCTTGTAATTCATTTATTGAAGCATTACTTTTAAGCTTATTATCTAAATTATTCATTTGTTCTACTTTTTTATCAGATAACTTGGTAAATGTATTTTTATCAAACCCCTTAGAATTATTAAGTGTCTTTGTGCTTGCTACCTCGTTGTTTAAGAGGTTATTTTCACTTAAAGGTGTATTTATATCTAAAGGCTTTAAAACGTTCCTAGGGTTGTTTAATTGCTGTCTATCTATAGTCACATTAGTTTTAAATGCACTATGCCCTAAATCTCCTAAACTTTTTAATGCTCCACCGAATAAAGCACCTTGTCCAGCATTTACTAAACCTTCTTTTGCAATATCTTTTACATTTCCGCCATTGGCTAACTCTATGCCAGCACCTTGTAAACCTTGTTCTGCTCCTGCTCTTGCCATAGTCGGTAAATAACTAGCAGCCTTAGTTATAACGTTATACGTAGTAGGATTAGAAGCATTTTTAAAAGCTGACTGTCCTATTTTACCTACTAAATTATTTGCTCCTTTTTCTGCAATGTCACCGACTGGGGTTAACATTTTATTTGCAGCAGCATTAACTCCACCTATAGGATTAAAAATTAATCCCATTCCAGCACCGGCTATATTTGCTATGGTGTCAGCTGCTTTATTTCCTGTAGAATCTTCTTTAAAGTTTTTATCCCCTACATTAGCACCAATGATTTCTGCTCCACTCTGTCCTATTCTGTTTATAAATTTACCTAAACCACTTTTCATAAACTTTGAGTTATAAAAAGCATTATTTAACTTTGCATCTAAGTTTTGAAGTGGTGCCCAAAAGCTAGTATTTTGTGTAGTAGATGAATTTGTAGCAGTAGGAAGTTTTGTTAATGAATTTAGAGGATAACTACCAACATTTAAACTGTTAGTTGCAAAGTCTTTACCATTGACCATTTGACTTGTGTCTGTAGGGTCTATTATTTTACCAGATTTATTATAATTATAATCTGAATATTGTGTTTCCCTATTAGGGTCAAAATTTTTGTATTTTTTACTACTCAAAATAAAACCTCCTTACATTCCTGCATACCATCTACCAGCTAATAATGCTTGTTGCTGCTCCTTTGCATAAGCCCTATCAGATGGGCTCATTTCTGTATCATTTGCTGCTCCACTTAGTGCTTGTAATTTCTGTGCTAAAGTTGCATTACTATTTGCATAATCATGTATAGTTTTCTGGTTACTGTTCTTATAATCTGTATTAGAGTATCCTTTAGAAGAACCTCCCGAAGAATCCCTCCCTGACCCGCCACCTCTACCACTAGATTTTAGCCCCATTAATGAGGTTGATTTATTCACATTTGCTGTTTGAGCTGCTTTATATGCTAAGTCTGCAGCTTGCTGTGCCGGATAACCGTTATTAACTAATTGTTGATAAGCATTCTGTAAAGTCTGTCCATCTATCTGTCCCTGGTATATCTGAGGTTGATACTTTAACTGTAAAGCTGCTAGTTGATTTTGCATATCCTGGTTAGTTATTTGACCTTGGTAAATTTGAGGTTGATACTTTAACTGTAAAGCTGCTAGTTGATTTTGCATATTGGCATTTTGTCCATTAAGTGTCCATGAACCATCTGTAAGCCTTCCAGTATCCGTTGTATAGTCTCTTCCGACCTGATAATTAAATGCTCTGTCTGTATTAGCCTGTGCCAATTTCTGTGCATTTAACTGCTGTTGTGCATTTATTAATGCTTGCATAGTACTTATATCTATTCCAGCATTAGTTGAAGCTATATCATTATTATAGGCTGTATTTAAATCTCCGACTTGTTTTGCATTGTCAGCATATGCTCTTGCTTCACCCTTTGCCAATGAGCCTAAATTGCCTTGCAAAGCTACGTTATTGGCTATGTCACTTTGTGCCGCAGTTCCTGAATTAGTCATTCCTCTTGAAGCCATATACTCTGCAAAGTTTTTAGCTGCTATTTGTGCATCAGTTGAGGTATTATTTCTTGCTGTATAATATGCTGGTTCAATTTGACCTTTGGCATAGTTTAAATCACTTAGTGATTGATTATGTGCTTTGTCTAATCCTGCCAAAGCTGCTTTTTTCTGTGCTTCTGCCATAGCCTTTATATCTGCTGTTGGATCATATACTTGAACTCCTAAGGAACTTTGCTGTGGTAATGCTGCTTGCTTTTCGGTATTATTCCAGGCACCATCAGCACCTACAGCATATCCATCTGGTGTTACTGTGTTTACAGCCATTTTACCATTACTGCCTAAATAATAGTCTTTACCTTTACTATCTTTAGCCCATACATTTGTAACAATATTTCCGCCAGAATCTTTATAACTCCAGTCATTAGGGTCTTTACTATTTTGTACCCATGTTCCACCTGTTACTGTTGCCATTTAAATGCCTCCTTTCAAAAATAAAAAAAGGCAAAATAAAAAGAGTCTTTAAAACTCCCATTTTTGCCTTTAGAAATTATTAAGTTATGTCGAAAAATAAATCCTATGCGACATAAGCTATTCCAGTTATAGACTGATACTGCTCTGTTGTAATTGTTCCTGCCACAACCTCTTCTTTAAAATAATTAGTTACTGCTGTGGCATAATCCACATTTTTAATATCAGCTACTTTAATTAATCCTTGTTGCATTAAACTTATTAATCTGTTTACAAAGTCCTGATTAACCATTATATAATCCCCTCCTGCTTCAAAAGAATCATATTAGATGTATTATTAAGGTCTTGCAATTGATTTTCTAAAGGTTTAATATCAGAAAATGTTAAGAAATTTCCTTCTTGAATATTCTCATCTAATATTAAAATTTTGTCTCTATTAGCGTCAATTTTTATTTGTCTGTCCGCTTGGTCTGTATATTGAATTTTTATATTCATAAATTAACCTCCTCTATTATGTTGGCTGAACTCCTACTAGTGCAAAGCTATTACATAATGTAAAATCTTTGACTGAAATGATATTACTTGAACCACCATTATTTCCATATATTTCAATTTCATCATTTGCATTTATTGCTATATCTTCTGAATATGTTATATATGATGTTGATGAATTACTTCTGTCTTGTCCTCTTGCGACACCATTTACAAATATTTGTGCATGAACTGGCGTTGTTGTAACACTGTCTTTTAATGAGAATTTTACTCTTACGATTCCACCATAAAGACATTTAATTCTAGCATATGGAGCAGTATACCCTAAAAGAGTGAATGATGACCAAGTCAATCCATTATTAGTGAATACTGTAGGAATGTAGTAAAATATGTTGTCACCAGCTTGCAACGTAACTGCTGCAACTTTTCCATCTGTTAATGCTCCACCATAATAGCCTTGCGGTATTGCTTGGTCTGCTCCGGTTGGTGTAATTACTGTCCCAGAGCCAACTTTATTTGGCATTGTTCCGACTATACCAGTATCATTGTCATTGCTGAATTTTTTATCTGCTAGTACATTTTCAGCAACGGCATCACCTTCTGCACTAGCTTTGATAAAAAAACAGTCACCAGCTAAGTTATACCAAACCGTATATGCCTTTCCTGCCACTGTTGATGGTGAAGTTGTAGTACCTGGTTTATAAAATGGTTTCCCATTTATAGTTTTAACTGTATTGCTATCAGTAAATCCAGCTATAAATGTTTTAGGGTGTCCGTCTTCCAACACAACTCCTGTTAAAATTATTGCTGTGGCTGTACCTCCTGCCAGTTGGTACGCATAATCTGTCAAATGCAAAGCAAATCTAGCTTTAATTTGGTCTGCCCCACCATTTAACATAATATCAGTTACAACACCAGGTAATATAGTTCCTGCCTGAGCTTGCTGTGCTACTGCTAACATATTTGCTATTTGGTCATAAACAGTTGTTCCATCAATACCAGATATAGGAGCACTACCTATATTTTCAGAACCACTCTGACCGGCTGTAATAGAATTTAACGTATCAATTAAACTATTTATATAAGTTTTTAAATCCCCTGGTGCTTTGTCGAATACAGCTTTTAATTGTGCGGCTGTTAATCCAGTAACATCATTTGGTAAATCGTCTAAACCTTGCACATTATTTACATCAATCAAAAATTTATCTATCATACTTTACCTCCTAACCTTACTAAAATGTTGATAGAAAGTACTGTTGCAACATCTGCCAAACTATCTGAACTTAACCTTATCTTTAAATAAGCAAATCCTTTTTCTTTTAGCCTTACTCTAAATGGTTGTGGATTATATGAGGTTAAAAAGCTAAAATGGTTAAAATCACAATGCTCAAATGTTGCTAAATTATAGTAAATAGTTTGTGTTACACTCGTTCCATCATTATTTGTTATTACATTGATATCAACTTTGCTTTTAGCTTCTGGTTTCAATGCTACCCAAAACTTACTCATGTACTTTTTTAAGTATTCTTCCTTAAAATCATAAAATCCCATTTCCCATACTGTTTCAATTAAAGTTCCATTGTCAGTACGTTGGTTAGTATCAAACTTTTCTATTGTTTCATTAGTACCAAAGTACATTTGTCCGTTAATAACTAAAAAGCACGTTGCAGGAACGTTATTTCTCTTGTACCATGTATTATTAAGGTAGTTAAATATCCATACTGTAGAGCCTATACATAGCCAATATTCCTTCATTTCCTGCCAGTTATAAGTAATAGCTTTCGTTAAATCTACATCATCCAATGTGTCTTGAACTCTCTGGCTTATTAACGAAGTATTAGTCTGGTCACGTACAGTACTTGATAACCAAGCATATACACCATTATGAAGTGTAAAGGGGCTGTCATTGATTATCTGTGCTTGTCCCTCTGCTACATTACCTATGTTCTCGTTCAGTTCATATGCTGGGAATGTGGCTGTTGTCTGTCCTCCTATAGTTTCTGTTGCATAATAGGAAAACATAGTACTATTTTCAAGGAATATTTTCTGCCTGTCTAGTTGTTTTACTATGTCTGTGATTGCATATTGACCATTACCTAAATCATCATATGAGTTAGCTTCAAAGTATTCAGCACTTGGAACTCCATTCGCAAGTCCACTCCAAAACCTTCTATTTTTATAGGTTGTATTGCCCCATAAGAATAAACGAGAATCTGTTTGACCGGAATAATCCATAGCAAATCTGCAATTCTCAATTAAACTTCTCTGACCTGAGCCTTTAGTCCAACCTATATCTGTATCATCTGGCACACCACCCGAAGGAGCAGTTAAAAAAGTAACCTTACCATTTGTAAGGTCTACCGTATAATCTGTAGTTACAGTCTTTAAAACTCCCCTAACTTTTACAAAATCAATACTATCAATATTAATTTCAGCTAGTTGATATGTTGTTGCTGTTCCATCACTAGAGAAGGTTTGATGTTTCTGCCCTGTTAATATGTTAATCTGTTCAAATAAAGTACCACCACCAGCAGGAGGGGTTGTTATTGCTACTAAAGGTCTATATCCTGCTACAACTGAAAAGGTAGTACCATCAAAAGACTTATATTCATGTCCATTTAGTATATAAACCTTACTGCCAAAAGGTATAAAACGTGTAGGTGCATCTGTTAATGTGCCTAAGTCTGTCTTAGTACCATCTGTTAGATTCCCATTCCATAAATGACCATTATTTGCGAATAAAAAAAAGAAGGTCCCGTTGAGTTTTCCATACCACATACCTTGTACGTTTCCTGTTAAACCAGAAAATATTGTTTTATATCCTTCCATTCTCTTTAGTTGATAACCACTTGTTACTCTCCAACCCACTTGTTTAGTGGCTTCACCTAGCTTTAAACCATACTCTCCATCTACATTCTCATTTAAACCAAAGAACTTATCTATTTTAGTTGGTGGGATTTCTTTAGGCACTATAATTTTTGCGATATTGATCACCTTCTCCCATAAAAAAAGAACCCTATAAAGAGTTCTTATGATATTTTAAATTATCTAAAGGATTTAATACTGGTATTTTTAATGCTTTCTCTATATCCCATCCTGTATAAATTCTTGAAAATACTGTTCTGTCACTTATATTATATCTTCTACAATGGTTTGTGATAGTATCTTTTATCCCATCAATAGTTACTAAAACATTTGTAGTTTTATTATTTGCTTGTTCTAAAATTGTTGACCATTTGCAATTAGAAGGTTCATAATTACCATTAAAATCAATTCTATCTAATGAAGTATTCTTCCCAGGAAATTTTTTATTATGTTGTTCAAAACTTTTACCCATATCATCATAAAAACCATTAAAGGATAGCCATTTATCACATATTTTTACACCCCTGCCACCATAGTTTTTATAATTTTTTTCTTTTTTATTAGTACATCGTGTTTTCATATCAGCCCATATATTGTATATTTTTGTATGCGTCATTCCATGTGTTTTACTTGCATTTAAAAGAACTTCTTTATGATAGCAACCACAACTTTTTGTATTACCATTACTTAAGTTTTGCCCAACCACAATTGTTTCATTCCCACAATCACATCTACATAACCATGTTACAGATTTATCTTTAGTCCTGCCATTAATTTTAATTACTGTTAGTCTGCCAAATCTCTGACCTGTTAAGTCTTTAATTTTGCCCATAAAAATAACACCGCCTTTTTGTGTATTGCCTTATTATTTAATATGGGAAAGAAGTAAGGCTACTTCCTTTCGTGTTGCAATCACTATCCCACATCTATATTATACCATAAATTAGATAATACTACCATAGTTGTACATTAACTATATCTTCAATTGGGGAAGGATTTTTAATATTTGTATTTGCTCTATATTCGGAATATCTTTCATTAAAGTAAGAAGCACTTGCTGGGTCTTCGGTCAAGAGCAAATGTGCAGCTAAAAAATATGCTGCTCCAATTGATGTAACCTCGTCTATTTGTAAAGTGTCATTTATAGAAGTTAATAACGTAGGAATTGATTTATATACTATTCTAATAGTGCCTTCAAATAGGCTATTAATATATAAATCTTTTTTCCCTTCCCATTTATATTCGGTCTTTTTAATATATCTACCATCAGTCGTTAATTTAATAATTTGGTCTATATTTTTAAAATCGTCTGGCATTGTGTATTTATTCCATGCCATAGGTTCTGTTCTAGTACAAGTTATTTCATATGTCTTAAACATATTCCCATTATTTACGTTCTCACTCTGCCATAAATTTAAAATCCCTGGTGTTCTTGCTTTATATACTGCTGTTGTAGTAGCATTTATAGTGCCATTTGCCAGTCTTTCATCTATAAGGTCAGCAGTTATATTAAATATATCTTGTGCTGTATACATTTATTTCACCTCTCTTTAGGGTGTTCTTTGCGATAATGTACAAGTAACAATCCTTTATTTGTGAAATCTTTCCCACAATGTTTACATATAAATTCGCCTTTTGCGTTATTTTCGCATTTAATAAAATTCTTATTTTCTTTCATCCATTTGATTAATTTTTTATCTTCTGTTATAAATTCGCCTTTTTTATCAAACTTAAATACTAATTTATTATTGTAATAATCTATTACACTTAGGTTAGGTTTACCTATATATTTCATATAATCACCTCGTATAACTCAAATAAAAAAACACCCTTTCGAGTGCTTAAATTAACTTTGTATATTTCTTTGTGGTGTTGTTAATGCCTCCTTGATATTCCAACCTCTTTGTATCCTATGTTTCAATGTGCTATAAGTTAAATGATATTTTTTACTCATATTCATCATAGTATCAGTTTCACCGTTAAAAGTAATAAGGTGATTGTTTGATTTATTATTTTCCTGTTCTGAAATTGTCGCCCATCTGCAATTTTCCTTACAATAGTTACCATTAAAATCTATTCTGTCTATGGTTAAATCATCTTTGTAAGTAGAACCCATATCCTCATAAAAACCTTCAAACTTCAACCATTTATTGCATACCTTAATCCCTCTAGCCCCATAATCATAATATTTACCATCATTTTTATTGTTACAACGACTTTTCATATGGCACCATATTGCATAAATTCTACTGTGACGCATACCATGTTTTGTATTTGATTTCTTCGTCTGTTGTATTTGATAGCAACCGCAACTTTTAGTATGACCACTTATAAGACATGGAGAAACTACGGTTATAATATTACCACAATCACACTTGCATTCCCAATACGTTCTAGTAGGAAATGGATAAACTCTTTTTATTACTGTTAATCTCCCAAATCTTTGCCCTGTTAAATCAATAAATTTAGACATAATAAAAATACCTCCGTTAGTATTTATTTCCGTTTTATTTTATAGTGGGAAGTAGAGTTCGGAAGACTCTACTTATCATGTTGCAATCACTATCCCACCATTTAATTATACCATAATTTGTGATATTTTACAACTGAATTACTGCTATTGTTGTGCTTGTTACAACATCAGAATTTACAGTTATCTTACCTGTATCTTTATTAACAAAGGCAGCACTTTCAAGTGGCCCAATAAGCATTGAACTTGCTTGTGGGACTGTAACAACTAAATCTTTTACTCCTGCAATACCATTGCCTTTTGGAATAGTTATTGTAGTTGCTGCTCCTGCTTGTGCATTATTTACATATATACACATTCTTTCATCTTTGCTTACTGGAATAGTCTGAGTAAGTGCTATTGCTGTAGGTGTAAATGCCACGCTACCATTTTTAACACCATTTGTTATACTTAAATCTGCCATTTATTCATTCCTCCTTAAAATTTTAATAGAAAAAGAGAGTTATTTCTAACTCTCTGCGCCAACGGCTGCATCAAAAAGTATTAATTCCTTTGGCCTGATAACTTTCGCACCCCAGCACTGCAATGATTTAATTGCGTCTCCAAATCTTCTTTCTGGCTTGTATGCAATATTTTCAGTAATCTGTGAAGCATAAGCTATTGCGCCCTGTGTTCTTGCTAAGCATTTATGGTGTGAAGAGCCATCTATTACTATGTTGTTAGAAACATAAATCTCAAATCCGTAGAGGACAGGAACATTAGCACCATCTATTACTTTAGTGTTCATAGTTTCCTTACCAATTCTAGCAAGTACTAATTTATTGTATATTGCTGGTGTAACTTCAAGGAATTTTCTTTCTCCTTCTGGTACGTTCTGCTCCTGGAATTTCTGGTTTATTGCTGCTAAGTAAGTGATTATGTTAGCACTTGTTACAGCAGTTGTATAAGCATTTACAGTATCTCCAGCATCAGCATATAAACTGAATATGTGTTTGTCTACATCATCAGCCATCTTGATACCTAACTTACGTTGTGCTTCTCCCATTAACTTCTGGTTAGCCTGTGCAGCATCAACATCATCTAAAGCAACATGGCAATATTTTGAATGGTCTATATCTAACCATTGTGCTTCATCTGTTAACTGATCTGGTGCGTTAATATCTTCATTCTTTGTGTAATCATAAGAAGCAACATCACCTACAGTTAAAATCTTAACTCTGTCGCCTGACTTTTTAATATCTCCTTCATAATCTCTGGTACAGTGTTTAGCACCAATCATTACCTTGTCACGTTCTTTTAAAATACCTGTTGTCCATATCTCAGGAATAAAATTTGCTACTGACATTTATATCATCCTCTCTTTTACCATTTATTCATGGAATTTTTTAATAAATCATAGTTTTGACTTAACCAATTCTGGTCTTTCTTGTTAGCTTCAAATACATCTTTAGTAATAAATCCGGTTGGTAAATTGCCTTGCCCTGATACACTACCTGTTGATGTTGAAGCGTTCTTTGCATTAACCTCATTAGTTTTAGAGCCTTGTTTAAAAGACTCTAATTCAGCTTTTAACTTTGCATTTTCTGCAATAGCATAAGCTATCTTCAAAGGTGTGCCTTTATTGAACTCCTGCCATACATCTTGTGGAATTTCTTCTGGTTTTACATTAGGATAAGCCTGTGTAAACTCTAAAAATTGAGCCTGCTTAGCTTGTTCCTTTTGATAATTCTGCATATAGTCATTCGCCCATTTAACAGTTGGATTATTTTTGATGTAATCTTCAACTATATTAGGGTCAATGCCTTGCTGTCTTAACTGTTCCTGTCTTTGCTGTTCTGACTGTTCTTGTAAGGCTTGGTTGTATTCTGCTTCTGTTGTGATAGGTTTGTTATTCCAAACATAACCTTGTGAAGCAATAAAATCGTCTTTAGCCTTTTGCTTTTCTGTTGTTAATCTCTGCTCATAATCTCTACGAATCTGAGCAAATTTTGCGTTTTCGTCTGGTGTCTGCTGAACTTTTTCCGTCTGCTGTGAGGTAGTGACTTCCCCATTAACACTTTCAGTACTAGAAGGTTGTTCAGTTTGTTGTGGCTGGTCTACGGCTCCAGTCTGTTCAGCGTTCACTGAATTTATATTTTCTTCCATATTAACTTCCTTTCTAATTTGAGGTTTTTGCCCTACCTCGAGGGAAATTTAAACAATAAAAAACACCATAATTGGTGTCTGAAAATTACTTATTTATTTTTTAACCTCCTTGCATTTTAACTGAATTATTAATATTTGACTTCATTAACTGTAAAACTTGTTTCTCCATTTCCTGAGGCGGTAAAGCTTTTAATTGTGCCTGTACATCTTTTGGTAAACTGTCCATAAATTGAGCCATCTGTTCATACTGTTTGGTTTTATCCTGCTGTTCCTGTACTTGCTGTTGCTGTTGTAACTGCTGATTTTGAGCATTCTGTTGCATAGCCTGTTGCTGTTGAGCCTGTTGTTGCTGTTCCATAGCTTGATTTTGTGCTGTTATTTCATCTATTAACTCTTGTGTCTTAGGAATAATTCCATTAGGCATACGCTGTAAATACTGAATAAATGTTATTTTCTGTTGCTGTAATAGATTATCTAAACTCTGCATTGAAGTTATTTCACTCCAATATGAAGAAGGCCCGACATCTATCTTTAATTTAAATGGAACATCTCTATAGTCTGAACCTTTAAACTGCCCAACCATAGTCTTGTCATTCTGTATATATGAAATTGTTCTGGTAACTTCATATTTATTGAGCATGAAGTCAAGCCATATATAACCTAAGTCCTCAATTAACTGATACAAACGATCTTTAACTGCTTCTAAAGGAATACTAGACTGTTTTTGTACTGCTATTATTGCCGAAGTATTCTTTGGGTCTACATTACCTAGAGCAGCATCATTTGCCCCCGCTATGTCTTTAGTTAACTGAACAACTTTTTCAAAGAATGTCATCACCATATTATTCATTTGCCCTGGTTGAATTTGTTGTACTGCTCCTGTTACTTCTCCCTCAACTCCTATTGCTCCTGTAACCCTATTGTCCCATCCTACTATCTTGGTTTTATCATAAATAACCTTGCCAAAAGCTGTTGATTTCATGTAAATAGCTATGTTAGCTGCTAACTGATTGACTAATATCTGGTTAGGTACTATTCCTGTTACTTCTGCCTGTCCATGATAAGAGTTCTCTATTAAATCCCAATTAGCCCATGCAATAGGATACAACGTAAGTCCTGTGTCTGTATCTTTCTGGATAGTAGCTGACTTAGTAACAATTTTCATCATTACTTTTCCATTGTCTTTCCATAGTTTAATAAGGTAAAGGCATTTAGAATTATCTGAATCAGTGTTATCAAGTTCTATTTTGCCACGTTCTCCACTTTGCTCCTGGGTATCTGTATCTCCTACAATTTTATCTATTTCAGTCTGTTGTATTTTATTTGCCTTAGCCTTTGCCTTTAGGTTACTGATTAAATCTCTATTAGCCAATAGGATATAAGGTTGAGTTTGTACTCTTCTATCGTTAGGATTGCCAAACATTACATTAGCACCACTTACAACCTCTGTTACAAAGTCACCCATAACTTTTACTGGATTACCTTGTGGGTCTACTCCGTTTGTAGAATGAGAATCTATAGTAGAATCCCAGTAAGTATAAAAGCACATATCACCAGTAACAGCACCTTTTAAAAGAACTTCTCTTATAAGGCTGTCCATCTTTAACTTTTCCCACTTAACAAAGCTATACCCACTTATTAAATCTGCTGTTTTCTGTAAAACTTCATCGTTAGGGTCTTGTGGATTATCTGGAATATTTTCTACTGAATACTGCATTTTAGTTTTACTTGAAACAATAGAAGATATTTTATAATCTACTATTTGTTTTGTAATAGGGAATATAGGTGTTGGATTTCCATTTGCCTTAACACCGCGCCAATGGTCCGTACCATAGAATCTATAGTTTTTATCAACTGTTTGGTAATATGGTGGTGTTAGTTTGTTATTATAATCTCTGCCTTTAACATATAAATCAAATTCTTGTGTTGTTTCCTGCATTTACTCACTTCCTTTATTCCTGTGGGTTGCCATCATAATTCATAATGTTTTGATACCCTTCTTCTAATAAATCCTGTTGCGTCTTAGCTTCTTTCTCTTCTTTATGCTCTGTATAAGCTTTTATAGGATTTAAATTTATTGTAGGTACTTCTTTATTGGCTAACTGTTTACCATGCTTTAAGCCTATCGTATAAGCTTTAATCGTGGCAATAAAAAAGAACAGCCCTAAGGCTATTCCAAATATCATATATAACATTTTAAAAACCTCCATCTATATAACTCTGGTCTATTATTTCCTCTCCGTATACTGGTTGTGGTCTTTCGCTTGGGAAGTTATAATGTTCTGGTGGTTTAGGTTTAGAATATACTTTGTATTTCAAGTATTCCCCCAAGCCAGTTATAGCATCAGGTGCATCATCATGAGCATTCTTACCTAACTTGATATAAGATGTAAAGTATCTCATAAACTTGTCATAGTCGCTCCCAGGTTCATAGTCATTTCTAAAATAAAAGTATTCTTTAATATATCCGGCATTCATCAGAATACGTGTTTCTTTATTCTGCATATTAACCTCATCTATAACCATACAATGAGATTTACCTTTGATTAATCCTCTTATATTCCTGGCATAACTAGAACCACCATTATTGCTCTCTATCTTCATTATATCGCACTTAGTATCTATAATCTGTTCTGCTACTAAAGGCTCTGTTATCTCTACTCCATCCTGGGTGAATACAACATCTGTTATATAAGTATACTCTCCAAACTTCCTGCCTATAGGTGAGCATAAGAAGTCTGAGCCTTTGTCTGCTGTATCTGTAAATCCGACTATACCATCAGGCTTTTTAGTCGCTATTTCATCTAAAGAGAATCGTTTTAATTCTTCTATAGGATATAACAGTCCTTTACTTTCTACTGGGTGTTGCATATATTCAGCTTCCCATATAAACTCGTCTGTAACCTTCTTAATCTCTGCATATTCTTTAGTTGTGTGTACTTCTTCACAGAAACTATGTCCTTTATCGTCTAAAGCAGGAATATTAATAACCTTGTATTCTGAATCATATTCTTCGCTGTTTTCGTCTGTTAATCGTCCTATACAGTCTTTACGTGTCCATCTAGTAGCTATGTGTATCTCTGGACAGCCACTCTCTAATCTACTAAGGTGAGTAGATGTGTACCAATTCCATGTATTCTCTATAACTGTTTCTGATAGTGCTTCTTCTATGTTCTTAATACTATCATCCAATATGGCCACTGTCTTACAACCAAATCCAGTAATAGCACCGCCAACACCAGCGCAAAAATAAGCTGTTTGTGTATGCCCTTCTATTGACCATCCATCTACAGCACTATTCTTTGAACTTACTTTGATAGGGAATATTTCTTGGTATTTATCACTTGGTATTATTCCATCTCTTATGTCCTTAGAAAACTTCTCTGCTAACTTTGCAGCATAACTATTCCTCATAATGCTTCCATCTGGGTGCTTACCTAATAGCCATGCACAGAATAATGAAGTAATATAAGACTTTCCTGCTCTTGGTGGCATACTGATTGCAAGCTTCTTTATAGTGCCATCTGCTATCTGTTGGAATGCATCTGCTATTAGTTTTAAATGTGGCTTGTTAGGTGTAAAGAATTTAGAATCCATATGCACACAAAAGGAATAAAAGTCTTGTCTACATATTTCTCTTTTAACTTCTCTCTTAAATTCTTCCTTGTTTAGTTTCATAACATCACCCAATAAAAAAGAAAGCCTTTCAGCTTTCAAGTTTTCTTCTACACTTTATGTTTTGTATAATAGTGAGCATTTACCATTATTTGATGTACTTTTTCATTCTCATGTGCTTTAGCATGACATTTAGGACAAAGGGTAAGTAAATTATCTAATTCATTAGTACCATTTTGTGATAACTCTATGATATGATGCACGTGTAAATCTTCTGTTGATCCGCACTTAACACATTTATAATTATCACGTTTCAACGCTAACAATCTCTTTTTTCTAAAGTCGCTTCTAGGTGTAGCACTACTAATAAAACATTTTTTATCACTATCGTATCTCATTTGCATCACCTTCAAATTCTTTAACTAGTTTGTAGAATGTATTCCTTTTTAGCTTTAATTCTTTCATTGCAGCAGTTCCAGTAATCTCTCTATGTTTCCATTTGTTATATATTTCATTCCAGTTACTAGGATAGTTTATTTTCTTCCTGCCTTTATACTTGCCTTTGTCTTTGGCAATCTTAATACCTTCCTTTTGCCTTTCAAGTAGGTTGGCTCTTTCAAATTCATTAATAGCACCTATCATAGTCAGCATTAATTTTCCAGTTGGTGTTGATGTGTCTAAGTTTTCTTTAATACTTCTAAGATAAATCTCCTTAACTTGTAATCGTTCCACAATAGATAATAAGTCTTTAACACTTCTTGATAGCCTTGAGAAGTCCCAAACAAATATTGTATCTCCTTCTCTAGCAAACTCAATCATAGCTTTTAATTGTGGTCTATTAGTGTCTTTACCACTTACCTTTTCTGTAAACCATTTATCTATGTCATACTTTTTAAGTCCTTCAAGTTGTCTTTCCTCATTTTGTTCTACTGTTGAAACTCTAACATAACCAATATTCATATAACAATCACCTCAATATTATTATATCAAAGTGTTTGTTTTAATTCAAGAGTTTATCAAACATTTATTTATTAATTATAAAATAAACTTGTAACAAACAATTATTTGTACTTTCTCGGGTTTTTAGTTACAGTATACTCTAAACAAACAGTTTATTTATCCTCTTTAATCATTTCCTTTAATTGTTCTACTGTAAACTTTGATAAGTCCATTGTAGTTTTATTTGTATTTGTATTATTGCTCTCAATTTCCTGCTTATCTTTATACCCAAAAGTAGGCTGCTTTAATCTAAACATTGCAAATACTGGGTTTATCTTCTGTCTTTCAGCATTTTTAACTAAAAACATTTCCTCTTTTTCAATAGCCTTTTTTATAGTGTCTGCTAACGCACTATTATTATTATTAAGCTCTTTATCCTTTAACTCATATAAATATTGTCTGCTAATATCATATTCTAAGCAAAACTCTGTAATCATTGGTTCTTCATGTTCTTTAATATAAGTATTTAGTTTATCTATAATATCATTTACATCATATATTTTAGGTCTAGCCATATATATTACCTCCTTACATCTTTAAAATAATAATTAGGTTTATATCCTTTAAAGTATTTATCTCTGCCTGGGTTTATATAAGTTTCCCTATTCTTTACTTCATTTAACAAACAATCAATATAATTATCATTTAATTTTTTCATAAATTCTTCCCAATTAGGTATACAATAGTTTGACATATCCTATCCTCCATATATCAATTCTAAGGCTTTTATTTTATATTGCCTTTATGTTTATACCTTTAGTATTTAAAGTGTCTTAAAACGTAAATAAAAAGAGCAGCTTATTTGCTACCCTTAATTAAATTCCTTATACATTCTTTTATAAATTCATTTCTATTATTGTATCCTGCTGACTTTAGTGCTTGATATAACTTTCTTTCGTATTCTTCTTTATCTTCTTCGGTCTTATGAGATATTCTTATCTCTGTATATATTTTACTCATTTATTAGTTCCATCTCTACTGTATAATATCCCATTTCCTTGAAATCATCTTCAGTAGATACATAAGTTATCCTCATTCTAGTATTAGCAGAAACTAAACATTCAGCTTCACTTTCACAGTCTGTAGCACCTAATATGTCACATTCTTCTGTATTATTATAATCAACTTTATGGCAAGGGACATTGTCGCAATATAAAACATATACATAAGAACCATCATTTTCAGGAATAAAACTTTTTTGTGAATTTTCTCTATCTGTCCAGCTCTCAACTTTGTTTTGGTTGTCATATATTTCATCTTCAACAAATTCTAGTTCATAGTTTGTTCTTATTGTTCTAGCTAAATCTGCTTCGCAATTAATTTGTTGTGCCAACTCATTTTTATTCATATTTAAATCCCCTCTCATTTACTTTATGTCTACATGTTACCGCACTTTGTACCGTATGTCAAGGGGTATTTAAAAATATTTTTAAAAATCATTTTCTACCGGTTTATATATTTGTCAATTTTATCTCCAATTTAGGTAATCATCTTTAATTGCTTTATAGTATGGGATAAACTCTGGCTTAAATCTTTTAATTGTTCCTTCTTGATCTACATGACATTCTATAATCCATCCACCTACTGCTACACTTATTCCCTTACCACGTTCCCAACTTGTTTGTGCTTGGAAACATCCTGTTTGTATTGCATGTACATTTCTATAAAAGTCGTATGATGTTTTGTGATAATGTCCTACTGCTAATATGTTTGGCTTTTCTCCACCACTCATAGATTCAATCATCTTTTGTATTTTATAGCTTATAGCGTATGCTGTCCCATCTATGGGGTGTCTTAACTCTAATGTACAATTAGGTGTTAGATTAATAATTGCATTAGATTGCCCTAAATACTTCATATCTGGCCTTTTATCTGCTATTGCATTGCCTATGTCAAAACCACAACGTTTTATTATGCTGTGGTCATGATTTCCTGTAATAAATTCTGTTGTTATCCCTTCTCTTTTAGGATAATTTTTAATTATTTCTTTTATATGGTCGTCTGCTCCTTGGTTATAGCATTCATACTTATGCCCCATTCGCATTTCTTCGCCATCATCTATATCGCCAGTGTTGTAAACTGTTGTTATTCCTTCTTCTGCACATATGTCATAAAAATTGTGTAAATGCGTAATTTGTACATACTTAGAATTAAATTGTGGATCTCCCATAATAGCAAATTTTAATACCTTTTCACCATTCCATTTTCTAGTATGTATATTTTCCGCAGGTATTACCAACTTAGCTAGAGAATAAATTCCATTAGTTTCAATTATGTTATATCCACTATCCTTTAAGTCCTCTATTTCTGCCATTAGAACCCTCTTAGACTTCTTTGTTTTGTCCATTAGAGTATTTATATCCTGTTCTTTTTCTAATAGCTTTAAAAGGCTTATAGGCTCCTTTATCTTTCCTGCTTGTAGTCTTAATTTATATCTATTTACACCACTCTCTAATGTTTTGTGGCTTATGCCAAATATCTTTTCTAATTCTAAATATGTCTTACCTTCCTGCTTTAGTTTATAAGCTTCTGCATAATCCATACTATCCCTCTTAACATTTAGTTTCATCTATATCTGCACGCTCTTCCATAAGCTTTTTTAATTTTTTAAAGTTAAATTCTTTGCATTTATGTTTACACTTTTTACAATTTAATTTACATTTTACTTCACCCATTACACCCACCTTCCAAAATAAAAAAACTCCTAGATTTCTCTAAGAGCTTTTAAATATTCTTTTACAATTACTATTATAACACTTCTGAAATGGCTCAAACACGCCCTTTACACGCCCATTTAATTTATTTTCTAATTCTTGCTTCAATCTTTTGTATGCTTCTTGAATTATAGTTTAGTTCTTCGGCTGTTTGTTCTTGTGTCTTACCTTCTATGTATCTTTTATATGCTACCTTATATTCAATGCCTTGCAATCCCTCAACACACTTCAAAATATCCTTTTTTAGTTTATCTAAGTTCTTTAAAATTTCTTCTTGTAAGAATATCATGCTATCAAGTTTTCCCAATTCTTCATATAACTTCTGATAATCCTCAACATGATATTCTTTTCTACTGCCATGTATTGTATCTGCATCTAGATAACTTGTCCCCTCACCATATCCAGCAGGACAACCAGACATAAGTAAAAAATGTTCTATCTTTAATTTGCTATCTTTACAATTTTCTAATATCTTTGTGTTAAGTTCAATTAGTTCAAGTATTTCTTTAAGGTTATTTTTCATAAATACCTCCTAATACTTATATTTATTTCTTCTGTACTCTGCATGATCTTCTCTGCTTGAAGCTTTTAGCATTGCTATTGTTGTTATTAAAGTAATTAAAGCTATAATTCCAACAAATACATACATTTTTTAATCCTCCCTATATTTCTTTTTGAATTCTTAGTATAGATTGAAGCCCGTTCATTTGGCTTTCTATTGCGTTTAAGCTGTCCCTCGCACTTTTATACCTTGCTTCTGCCAAGTCCCTCTTAAACTTTAAATCTGACGTATTGCCACGTGCTATATCTGGTATAAGTGTAGCTTGTACTTTATCTGTTCTTAATGTAGTAATTTCAATTTGTAAAGCCTTTCTGTAATCTCTTTCTGTTTCTGCCATTTCTTTTGCTAGAGAAAATAATTCCTTAGAGCCTTTTTCTAACCTTTTACCACTCTCATATATTTCTCTTGTTATATCAGATAACTCTAGCATTCTATCCCCTCCAACTGTATTTACATTTACAACTCTTTTTATATCCGTCTATTGCTGGTATATTGTGCTTTTCATAGAGTTTGTGTAATCTGCAATCCTTCTTTTTACTTGTACAATTTTTGCATTTGATATACAGTTCTTCTATTATGTCACTCAAATCGTCTTTAGACATTATTTCATAGTCTTTAGAAGGTTGTTTGCCTAGTTCTATAAGTAACTTATCCTGGCTGTTATCAACCAATTCCTTAAATCTTTTATATATAGCATCTACTCTCTCCTGGCTTATTCGGTTTTCTCTCATGCTTAAAGTTAAGTAATCATTTATAAGGTTCCAGGTTTTATCGTTTAGATCAGTTAGTATTTTTTCTTTTTCGTCTGCTGCTTGGTGCAATAAATTTGTATTTTCCAACACTTTTTTACTAACTTCCTGGTTTATATATTTATTCAATTCTGCTTGTTCCATTATGTTAAGCTTATCAAAAATCCCCTTAACCATTGTTAAACCTCCATAAAACTTAAATCATAACTATATCTAGTACGTTTTTTCTCTTGTGGTATTAATATTCCATATTGTTTTATATAACCTAATGAAATAGATTTTCTGTCATAAGTTTCAATTGCATGAGAAACATAAAACGAACTAATATAATATGTTTCTTCAATATCTCTAAAATTTATAATATATCCTGCTTTAGTCCCTCTTTTATAAGCTTCTAACAGTCCTTCAACTTGCTTTGGTCTTATACAACTAAAAGGTATTGATTTACCTTTATGGCTTTTAAGTTCTAATAGCCACAACTTACTGTTATAAACTATAAAATCGCATATATTACTTGGTGTAAACCTTGCTTTATCTCCACCTTGCCAACTTCCACCACTATCATTTAATCTATATTTAAACCATTTTTCTGGTACTGAATTAATGAAGTCTTGCTCAAATTTCTTCCCTTCATTCATAGGTAATTAACATCTCCCATCATATGAAATATTAATTTATCTTTTTCGTAACCTTCCTTACATAATGGGAGTGTTTTAGTTATTGCTTTTATTGTGTTATCACTTATATTTAAAATCTTTTTAATTTCAAGTTTGGTATAATAATCCTTTGTAAATAATAGTTTTAATTTAAGCTGTAATTCTTGCTTATACTCAATATCTTTGAGGGTGTTTTTGTGTACACCCTCTTGCCCTGTGTGATGATTTAGGCATAAATACTTTATATTTATTGGAACATGAACCATATATGAAGCTTTAGAACGTTTAACAATGTGATGTGCTTGTCCTGGCTTATAAATCCCATTTTTTAAACATTCTTCACAATATTCCATTAGTAACCTTCTTTCTGTCTTTTGTAATTCTCCTTATGCTTGTTTAAATAGGCTTTTTCAATTTCTTCTGCTGTAAAATTTAACGTATGCCCTATGCTTAAAAGGAAATGTAAGCAATCAGCATATTCATCTAATTGTCTTTCTTTGCTCTCTGCTGGCTTCTCTGACCAATATTTAAAGCATCTAGTGGCATTGGCTAATTCAGATACTTCAACTTGTAATGCTAACAGCCTTTCAGTTAGAAAATCTCCCTGCCCAAAGTCTGATATAAGCCCATTAGCGTGGTTATATTTATCAATTATTTTAGTATCTAATTCTTTTTGAAGTTCTAACAGTTCTTTAATCTCCATTTTATACTCCTTTCACTCTCTTAAATCGTGTTTAATGCGTATAAGACCTAAAAAGGTATATCTCCATCCTCAACTGGAGTTACTTCATCATTATTTGAATTATTGTTAGCTTCTGCATTCTTCCATTCCTCTATTTCTATATCTTCCGTTACTATTTCAGTTACATATCTCTTTGTACCATCTTTAGCATCATATGATCTAGTTTGCAGTCTGCCTATTACTCCTATTTTCTTTATTTTATCTGCATTATTTGCTAGAAACTCAGCTACTTTATTCCACGTTACACAATTTATATAAGTATATGTTTGTTTTTCTCCTGTCTTTTTATAATTAGGTACTGCTATACTATACGTTGCTACTGCATTACCACTACCTGGAACAAATTTTAATTCAACACCATTCTTTCCTAAATAGCAATTAGTCATTATTACTTTATTCATATATTCTCCTCCTATTTTAAATGCTTTTTATTAAATTATTGGGCTTAATTTATTTTCATAATACCAATCAGCATGTTCAAGCCCATCTTTAAATTCTGCTAAATATTTTACGAGGTAACGATACCTTCCCATCATGCCTATATCTAAGTCTAAATGCTTATTAATTACTATACCTTTTAATAATATGTCTCCTAAATGAACATATACCTTAGTGCCTATTGGGTATTTAATTTTAGAAGAATAATAATAACTCATTAATATAACCTTCTTTACAATGTACTTTTATAAAACTTTGGCATAATTATTATAAAAGTCTGTATATAATAAGCTCTCAATGTAGTTTTTAAACTTGACTGTTATAAAGTAATCATTCTTTGCAATAATCTTCCCTGTTAGTTTCCTTGTTGTATCTCTTGTATCCCATATTTCTACTCTTATTTTGTCCTTATCCTTAAAAGATTCTTTTATGTTTATAAGGTTTCTAGCTTTTGCCTTTCCTGCTTTCTCTACATTAAACTTCTTGCTATTTTTATACCCACTTATAGTTTTTGCTGGGTTCTTTTTAATTTGCTTTTGTGCTATTCCCAATTCTCTTGCTCTATGTCTTATGCTGCATGATGTTCTTCCTAATTTTTTTACTAATTCTTTGCCAGTCATGGTTTTATAATGCTCTTTTAAAAAGTTTGTTTCTTCAACAGTCCAATAGTTATACATATTACCCTCCATACTTCTCTGTTATAGATTTTATTTCATTTACCCTTCTAAGTATCTTCTTGTCTTTAGTTAAATCCGTTATTATGTTTGTTAAATGTTCTATGTTTTGGAAATCATCTACTATAGAGTTTTTAACACCCTTCATTTATGCTCCTTTCACATAGTATTTGAATTGCGTAACTAAAATATTATCTCCCCTGTATATCTTTGTGCATCATTTTCTAAATAAAACTTATAATAAATTATCCCTTCCTTATCCACCATTTCGCATTTAATAACTTTTTCGATAGGATTTTGAATAATTTCTTTTATATCTAATGCAGATAATGCTAAACCTCTATACATTTTCCCTAACAGTATTTGTATTTGATTTTTACAATTCAATATTTTCCATCTCCTTCACCTTATTTTCAAATTCCGTCTAATACTTCCCAGCATAAGTAAAATCTAAATTGCCAAACTTCTGATATTGCCCTAAAAATGCTAACTTAACCATACCAATTTTGCCATTTCTGTTTTTCCCAAATATTATTTCTGCTACATTCTTATCCTCTGTTTCTTTGTTGTAGTATTCATCTCTGTAAGGAAATATTATTATATCTGCCAATTTGTTAACCTATAGGCTTTTTATCCTATAGCTCTGGGACTTCATTTAGTCCATTATGAAAGTGTTCTCACTTTCCAGTTCGGCGTACATCATCAACTTTCTAAAGTTGTCCAGCACTCTTGGAAGGATTATATTTATTCACCTTCTACGCTCTACGGTGTTTCATAGCCTTTCGCTATCTATGAAATTACCTCGGTATTGGCTTCGCAGCTTTTACCGATTTTGCTGGATTTACCCAGGACACTAAGCAATTTTATACAACATTGATTTAGGCATAAATTGTTTTATATTTTCTTTGAATATTTTGCCTTGCTTACATGGAATATAAATTTTGTTATTTCCATGTAGTCTAGCATTTAGATTGAATTTTTCATTAAGGAAAGCAATCATTTTTTCTTTTTCTTCATCAGTGTAAACATAGAATGATATATAACTTCCTCCAGAAGTGCCTTTAAATCCATCATCCATAAACCATATTGCTAATCCAAGCCAATCTAATTTAGAAACTTCTTCAAAGTTTAATGTTCTCTTACCGTTCTTATACCATAAATGATATAATTCTGTGTAGAATGGACTTGTTCTACTCTGTACTCTTATTTCACGGTATGTTTTGCCTGTTCTCTTATCTGACCAGGCTCTTTCTCTTGGAGTTGTTCCCAGCAGCTCTTTAAGAATTTCATATTTCATGAAAAAATATTCCTTTTGTTTTAGTGAGTGTGCAAAGTTCATTCTATAATTTACTCCCATTTTGTCTTTAAAAATACAACTATCGCCTAACAATCCACCTATAATCGTTTGTTCTTGAATATTTGTTATATGTACAATCTCCTTTCTTCAAAAATCAATGAATAAAATTGCTTACTTTTTTTATCCTGTTCTATGCTCCCACTTTCTCTTAAATCTGATAGTAAAGGTCTATGATCAGTTCTTTGCTCAGGAGCTCTGCTTAACTGAGATAATGCTACAACACAGATGTTTAAGTCCTTAGCTAATACTTTTAGTCCCCTTGATATATAACTTATTTCCTGCTGCCTATTCTCTCCTTCTCCACTCATTAACTGCAAATAGTCTATAACTATCATATCTAGTCCATGTTGAGCCTTTAGTTTCTTACATTTAGCTTTTATCTGGTTTAATGTTTGCCCTGCTGTATCATCAATCCATAATTCTCTTTTCTCTAAAAAGTTACTTTCAGTCCCAATTTTTAACCATTCATCAGATGTTAAATTTCCACTTTTTACTTTGTCAAATTCTATAAGGCTTTCACTACATAATGCCCTTTTCATTAGCTGGTCTTTAGACATTTCCAGGCTGAATAATGCTACTTTATGCTTCTTACTTACGTTTGTTGCTAGATTTAACCCTAACACCGATTTCCCCATTGCAGGCCTACCAGCTATAATAACTAAGTCTGTTTTCTGTAATCCTCCCATTATTCTGTTTAACTCTGTATACCCAGTATCCATACCAGTAATATCACCATTTAATTTTTCAAGGTTTTTAAGAGTTTCTTCCATGGCAACATCTACTTTTACCATATTGGATTCTTTGTTGTTAATAAGCTTGAACATCTTATCTTCTGCCTTGCCTATTATGTCATTTACTGGTGCTTCACTCTCTATCATCTTATATGCTAGTTTAATTAATTCTCTTTTGTTTGATTTTTCCTTTACTATGTCAGCATATTGTTTAATGTGGTTCCCTACTTCACTAAGTCCACTTAAATACGTCATGGTTACATCTTTAAGCTTGTCTATGTCTTTTAGATACTCTATTATGGATACTAGTGTAATGTCCTTCTCATGTGTGTATAGGCTCTCTATTGCAGTATATATATAAACGTGTTTAGAGTTATAAAAGTCTGTTGGTTTTATATTGTCTATTACTTCATTTATACTCTCTGGATAACTTATTATTGTCCCTAGTAATGCTCTTTCTGCTTCATTACTAAATGGTAAAGGCTTTTCCAACCTACTCATTTTTAAACTTCACATCTTTTATTGCTTCTAGCCAACATTTTTTACAAGCGCAACTATTTCTTATACAATTTTGTTTTAATCCTATATCTCCTGGGCACATAAGCTTCCATGGTAACATCATAGTATTTATATTTAAACCTTCAGTCATTTCTAATATTTCAACAAATTCCTCTCTTGTCATTTTAGTTATATCTTTTATATTCATATTTAACCCTCCAATAACTCTGGATTTTCATAGATATTGCCGATAACTTCAACATCATCTTCACAATCAAAATTATTCAAGCTAACTGTATGAAGAACATCTAAAACCCCAAACCATGCTCTGCTTTCATCATATTCAACAACCATGTTTTCTCTAATTGTTTTTCTAAAATATGCGCCTTCAATTTTAAGAATGTCGCCTTCGTAAATATCCACACCGTTTTTATCCTTAAGTCCTGTATATTGCATCAGATTTTCGTATTCCTTATAAACATCATGCTCCATTCTCTTTTTCATATCATTCCATGCTCTAAATTTAATTTCTCTCATATTCCCCTCCTATATATCATTTAATTTCAAAATCATGTCCTGGTGCAATCCATATCAGCTTTGAGCCATCTTCAAACAAACAACCTGCATATTGTTTGCCATCTATTCTTCCTTTTTGAATATGTTCTAATTCCTTGGATACAATTTCTATACAATCATCAATTATTTTTTTGTTAATATGAATTTTAATTTCAATTAAATCGTTATTAATGTGGATATTATCTAAACCCATTATTAATCTCCTTTCTTTTATATAGATGGATATAGTGGTCTTTGTGGTTTATTTTCTGGTTTATAATTCTCGTCTAAGTAATCTACATACCCAGTATTAAAGAATGTACTACCTTCTTTTATATACTGTATATCCTTGCCTTTAGTTTCTAAGGTGTATCTTTGTATACATCTTTCTATTTGTTCATAGCCATACTTCTTTATTAACTTAGGTATCTTTGTTATTGCAGTACCTTTACCTTTTTTCTTAGGATATAAATTCCATATCTTATTGACTTGCTCAATAGATATATTTGTTTTTACATCTGAGTTTATATCTGGTATTGGTTGCTCATTTTCACATTTTCCATTGTTTAAATTTATATTTTCGATTGTTTGATTTTGCACAATGTTGATATTAAAAAGCTTGTAAGACTTTTCGGTTAATGTGTACCATAAAGTTCTATCATAAGCTGCCTTGTTATAATTGCCTTTTTTGATGAGTCCTTCTACTTCTAGCTTGGACAAAATTCTTTGTATCTGATTCCTATTCCAATATGGAAATAATTCAGTAAATGCTTTTTGGCTGTTATATGTCCAATATTCACCATCATATAAATGTCTGTTGTTAGCTTTGTTCTTAGCAACCCAAAAACATAAATTTTCAAGCATTATTGCTTCATTTATGCCATATTGTTTAGCAATTTCTACATTAAAGCTATGGTTCATTATTTATCCTCCTCATTATGAAACCATTTCCAGACTTCTTCTTCATCAAATCTGGTGATTCCATCTCGTCTTATAACTGGCAATCCTTTATCTATCCAGTTATAAATAGTTTTCCTTGAAACCTTGAACATTTTTGCCAGTTCATTTATTTTTAGAATGTTACTCAATTCTCCACCCCCTTATATATAATTATATACGCATTTAACACGATTGTCAATCAATATTTCGCATTAAATGCGTACTATTTACCTAGAGTTATCCTCATACATTTCTAGTTCTTCCCTTAGGTCTTTATTTTCTGTTTCTAAGCAAGCACATTGCTCGTCTAATTCATCATAAGTTATCCAATTTCTTCTTTTATCGAAGAATTTAAATCCTGCATTTATAAACTTCCAATATAGATTTTTCATTGTTACTCCTTTCTACCTTTTTATTGCTAATTACTTAATACCCAAAATTACATATCCGTTGGCCACATACATTTTTTCATCTTCATTTCTGCCAAGTATATATACTATTTGTCTAACAAAACTATTACCAGTGTATTCTCCATCCCACTCTCTTAAATTTACATAATCCTCAACTTGAAAATCTCTATCGTCTTTTCTTACCTCAAATGTTTTTGTGCCTTCTTTAACTGCTTCAAAATATTTTGGTAATGTTTTTAAATCATGTAACATGCTATTTCTCCTTTCAATATCACTTATTACTTTTCTGATTTTTGGCAATCCATACATAACTTTTTATGATATTTTGCCATACTAAATATAGAAACATTCTCTTTTATCTCTTTACCACATTTCTCGCACTTTAGAGTACCCTCTGTTGGCTTTTTATTGTTAGTTGGTGTGTTAGTACCTTTTTTAGTTTGCGTTGCTCTAGGTGGCTCTATAGCGTCACCTTTATTGGTTGCATCTGAATCCTTTGTGTCATCAATACAGAATAATCCATTTAAAGCATATTTACGTGCATATGACGATACACTGCCTGTTACTTGTGCTAAATCTTGACCTTTTTTAGTTTCATCTTCTCTTGCTAATGCTTTATTCTCTACTTTTTCTCCTGTCTCTATATCAATAAATTGTGCGGTAGCTTCAATATAAAATCTTTCCCCAATATTTATAATTGCATCTGAAATAGTTAAGGCTGCTCCAACTTCTACTAATAATGGTTTTACTGATTCCAATATATCCTCACAACTTCTGTAAGAATATTTTCCAAAACTATTAAATTGAGATTTTGGAGATTTTAATTTAGATTGGACTTTAAGTAATTTTTTATAAACTTCCATTTAATTCACTCCTTTTATTTATTGCATCTTGCAATGTGTAAAATCTATAAGTTTTTTTATTAATTTTGGTAGTGTATTTCTTTTTTAAATCCTTTCTTTTATCAATATAAATTCCAATTACTCCAGTATCTTTATTTATTTTCTTAGTAGTATTTTTGATGTTTTCAATTCTGCTTACTTCTCTTAGATTTTCAATTCTATTGTCAGTTCTAATTCTGTTGATATGATCTATTTCTTTTTTGGGAAGTTTGTCATTGAATATTGCATAAACAATTCTGTGGGCCTTGTATTGTTTCCCTTTTATTTTAATGATTAAATATCCATCCTTGTCTAAGGAACCATTACTGTGTTCTCTATCTGTTCTTGTCAATGTGCCATCTTTGTTATAAATGAAGTATTTTTTAATATAAGATATTAAATCAAAGTTCTGGACCATTATTTATCCTCCTCAACAGCTACTAGATCAAAATTCTTATACTTAGCTGATAATCTCCCCATGTCTGGCTTGTCTTTAAATACTCCCCTCTCTATTTTAAAAGGCAGATTATGTGCTTTGATTAATTCTTCCAGGCTCTTTTGGCTCATCTGAATTGGCATATCCTCGAAGAAAAGTACACCTATTCTCTTAGCTTCTAGTCCTGCATACATATAATTTTCAAGAACTTTCTCTATATCATTCATTCTTATACCTCCTCAAATCTACTAACCCATAGGTCAGCAAAGTGTAATAATGTTTGTAATGGTCTTTCCTTGCCATTAATCTGATATTTTAAATCTCCATACAATGCATTGTGGTATAATATGGCGAAGGATTCTTCTTCTGTAAGGTCTATAAATTGGCTTGCTATGTGTATGCTCCTTATTTCATGTGGCACTGTTAAAAGGTCTTTATTAGTTTCAAATGGCTTTTTATCAGACTGAATCAGCTCTTTTGATTTTCTGTCAGTTATCATATTAGGCACATAGTTAGGCTTTCCAAACTGCCCCATCTTACCGAGGTCGTGAAGTAAAGAAACTATTATTAAACTGTTATAATTAATTACATACCCTGGTATAAAACTGCATGGTGTTAAACTTTCGTCTAACCTTATAATAGTTTTAAAAACATTCATACTATGTTCTGCTAGTCCACCTTCTTTACATAAATGATACTGACTGCTGCATGGGGCTGTATAAAATCCGTAATGCTCCATGTAATCAGTTAAAAATTCCATTCCTGGTCTTTCTGTTGACCTTAATAATTCCTCAATTTCCTTTTTCATATTCTATCTCCTTACTGTTAATATTTTTCCACTAGTAGTTTCTAAGAAGTCGAAGTAATCGGGACCCTTGGCAATTCTTACAAAGTATTTAGGATTGAGATCCATTTTTCTTATGATTGTTCTTTCCTCAACATTCAGCTTCCTAACATGAGTATTCAACTCTCCATCTCCTTTTCTAGCTGTTCTTTTAAACTGTATTGTTTCTTTATAAGCTCTATAGTCTTGTCCACGTTTATGTAGCCAACTTCCATCTTTACTTCCTGTAATTTCTTCTTTAAATCGTTAATACTCATTGTTTTCCCCCTTAAAATAAATCTATAATATTTTCTATTCCTAAGATTGTCCCAAGTTTTTTAATAGCTTGTACAGTTGGTGTTCTGTCTCCAACTTCCCAGTGAGATACCTCCTTGAATCCTACTCCAATTTGTTCAGCCAGTTGTCTTTGCGTTAAACCCTTTCTCAGCCTTGCTATTTTAAGTTCTGTTCTCAATTTTTCATCTCCTTTTGTTTCTTATATATATAGTATATTCGTCTTAATGATATAAGTCAATACCTTTTTGACGATTATATTAAAAACTTTTCTCTTTTTCGGTATATTTTATTGACAAGTGAGTATAATATAATATATTATAAAAATAGATATTCGTCAGATTGGCGAATATATGATATAATTAAATTTTAGGGAGGATTTAATATGATAGGTGAGATGTTAAAGGAATTAAGAGAGAATCAAGGGAAAAGCCAGATAGATGTTGCTCGTGAAACTGGAATTAGTCAAAAGAATTTGAGTAAATATGAGACAGGTAAATTTAAACCTAAGTATGAGACTTTAAAGAAATTAGCAGATTATTATAATGTTACTGTTGCTTATATTTTAGGTGAGGAAAAGGAAGAGCCTATAGATGATGATTTAAATACTAATATAGAAGAGTTTATTGACAAGCTTATTGCAGCAGGCATTATCAAGGATATCAACAACATAGATGATAATGTCGCTACAATTATATTAGATACTGTTAAAAACGAATATAAGTTGAAGAAATTGAAGGAGCAGCGTTAAGCTGTTCTTTTATTTTTTTTATTACTTCATCCTGATTAAAACCTCCATTCTTTTTTATTCCCTCGTTTAATTGACGTTTTAATTCGTTTATACTCATTTTTTCTCCCCCTTTTATCGAACGTTTGTTCTTATTATACCACATTTTAGTATTCATGCCATGAATATTTTAGACAATATTTTCTATTCCTAAAATTCTCTATATTATGTCAAATTTTATCCATTGAAAATTACTATATTTTTAATATAATTATAATATGTATAAAAGTGGGGTGATTTTCTGTTTTATAAATTAAATTTAAAGCAATTAAGACTTAGTAAAGGTTTTACCCAGGAACAATTAGCTTTCAAGGTTGGATTAAGTCAGCCTTATATTTCTAAATTAGAAAAGAATGATAGAAAAGTAAGCCCTACTTTAAAAGAAATCCAGAAAATTTGTGAAGCATTGGAATGTTATCTTTGTGATCTAGTAGAAATTGAATGTAAATTAAAAGGCACATTATAGTGCCTTTTTTATGTTATATTATCTTTGAAATGTGTATAAAAATTTTTATTTTGTCAATAATCTAAATAGTGTTTTAACTTGGTCTGGATTCTGTCGTATAACACAAAGCAAATATCGTGCATGCTAGCTGTACGTATAGTTTGAATGCTTCTAGGACTGAAGGACTATGGTTTGTAGAAAAGTACACTCTACAAGCCTATTTGCCATTCACAATATTTTCATATCCTGTATGAACATTAATCTTTATTTAATATTTTCTTTATTTTATCACTACAAGGTTTTATACCTTTACTACATTCTTTACATAGGATTCTTCCATCTTCTGCAATAAAGTGTTCTTCTCCAACTTCTTTTTTGCATTTATAGCAAGAGTATTTCATATTAAACCTCCTTAACCTCATAATATCTATTTATTAACACATTGTCATTTAATCTCAATGAATAAGTTTAGATGGTGAAATTCATAATGGCAGTTAGGACATATATTAACAGTTTCGGTTCCACCATCTTTCTTCTGAATTGGGTAATGGTGTTCATGCAATACAAGGCTTTTACCACCACACCATTCGCAAACTTTATTTCCTATGCCTAAGCCTTCCATATTTTTATGATTTAGTATATTAAAACGGTCAGTAGCAGATAATTGTTTTATTTTAATATAGTTATTACTTTTGAGTTTATTTATTGCTCTGTTTATCGTTGATTTAGATATGAAAGGCAAGTCTTTTTCAAATTGTTGAATATCTAAATAGCAACTCCCATTATCAGCATTATCAATTAAATATGAGTATATAATAGATTCACTTAACCCTAAGTCAGCAGCAATTTTTTTATCAATTTTTATTGGATTATTCCACATTTATTTATATTTATTCCTCCTTTACAACCTCTTTTAATTTATCTCTAATAAATTCACTTAATGACTGTCTATATTTTTCAGCAATTATCTTTTCTGCCTGCTCTTTTAATTTGCTGTCTATTCTCATTTGTATTCTGTCGTCTTTTTTTATGGTTACCATGTTTCAACCTCCTATCTACTTACTATTATACTACTTTGTGAGTACACTTGCAAGTACATTTGCCTATATTTTATATTTAGTTTGGTTAATTCCTTGAACTGGAGCTTCTTGAAGAGATAGTTATTCCCTACATCAGACTAAAAATAATAAAGTCTGACATAGAAGAATAACTATAATAATTCCCGTCGCTATCGCAACCATCATCAATACCTTATCCGTTATCGCATTACTGCCCATATGCCTTTTTCTATAGCTTTTCTGCCCACTATAATTGGCATATGTCCCTGCATTTTACACAGAAATAACCTAAACCCTGACCTTTAAGATGTCACCTCTCTCAATCCCTAACGACTATGGATAAGGAATAGTCTTGTTGTTAGGAGGTTCGCTTTCTGCATTGCCCGAACTCAGCTGACGTAGTTTTAAGTGTTTAACGGCAACCCACTAATTGAATAAAATAAAAAGCCCTATGAGCATTCCTACTCATAAGGCTTGTACAATATCGTTATTACTTTTTATAACTATCTGTGTTGACATATAGTTATGTCTATATTATAATAGTAATAAAGAATAAGTGCAAAAGAACTTATGTGTGGCTCTTAATTATTAATGATTTGCCGTCTACCAATAATTAAGAGCTTTGCTCTTTTTTGATTTATTTTTACACGTTCTATTCAATTAATTTTATTATACAGCAACTATTTAATAAAAGCAAGTAATGGAAATAAATTATACCTTTTTATAGACAAAATCGTATTAAAGGTATATAATATAATTAACATATACAATATAGTTTGTAAGATATTTTTCATATACCCCCTTAGTGATCTAAAAAAGAGTGCCTAATTAGCACCCTTTTTTTATTCTAAATTAATTCTAAATTATCGCTACAGTAATTACACATTATGCTTATTAATTCGTTCCTGGAGTAACCAGATTTTTTTGCTATGGTATCTAGTTTTTTAATTAGTTCGTTATCCATGGTTATGTTGAATGCCCTCTTATTAGTTTTTTCACTTGTCTTACGTTCCAGTTTGAATGTTTGTTTATCTTCATGTGGTTTAGCTGGTTCTTCGGTCTTGTCTTTAGTATCTGTATTTAGATTATTTTTTATATTAGATGTAAAATCTTGTTTCATAACAAATATACCTCCATGTACTTAGTATTAATACATCATACAACTACCTTGTATTAATCCTATGTATAATCTCTCCTAATAGATTTTTATATGGTATTGCATAGTCTGGATTGTATTCTTGTATAGTCTTGCACATTATAGTTGCTTCTTTGTATCGTATGCTGTCATAGATTATCGTACTAAACAAATCATCATTCAAGCTATCAGTTAAAACTTCGTTGAATTGTTTACCGAAAGAGCTCCTTCTCTCAAATCTATTCCTTAAAATTCCTAATAATT